AAAAAATTAATAGACTGATTATTAATATGCCTCCACGTCATACGAAATCAGAGTTTGCAAGTTACTTGTTACCAGCGTGGATGGTGGGCCGTAACCCTAAACTCAAGATCATTCAAGCAACTCACACCGGTGAACTTGCTGTAAGGTTTGGTCGTAAAGCAAAAACACTAATTGATAGTGAAGAATACTCAAAAATATTTGACACAACGCTTAGAGAAGATAGTCAGGCTGCAGGAAGATGGGAAACTGCTCAAGGTGGTGAGTATTTTGCAGCTGGTGTTGGTGGTGCTATCACGGGCCGTGGTGCGGATTTATTGATTATTGATGATCCACACTCGGAACAAGACGCAATGAGTCTTAACGCGTTTGAAAATGCGTACGAATGGTACACATCAGGTCCACGTCAGCGTCTACAACCAGGCGGACAGATAGTTTTAGTTATGACTAGGTGGTCAAAAAAAGATTTAACAGGAATATTGTTAGACAATCAGAAAAAAGTTAAAGGTGATCAGTGGGAAGTGGTAGAATTTCCGGCGATCTTGGACCACGGAGATAATAAAAAACCTGTTTGGCCACAATATTGGAAATTAGACGAGCTAGAAAGTGTTAAAGCAACACTTCCTGTTGGAAAATGGAACGCACAATGGATGCAACGACCAACTTCTGAAGAAGGAGCGCTAATAAAACGTGAATGGTGGAAAAAATGGGAACATGAAGACCTTCCAGACGTTACTTACGTCATTCAAAGTTACGATACAGCGTTTTTAAAAAAAGAAACTGCCGATTATAGTGCAATTAGCACTTGGGGAATTTTTTATCCTGAAGAAGGAGGCAAACCAAATATAATTTTGCTAGATTCGCTAAAAGATCGTTTTGAATTTCCAGAATTACGTCGTGAAGCGTTGGAACAATATAAATATTGGAAACCTGACATGGTAATCGTTGAGCAAAAAGCATCTGGAACTCCATTAACGCACGAACTAAGACAAATGGACATTCCAGTGATGACATTTACTCCAAGTCGTGGTAATGATAAGCACGTACGAGTAAATTCTTGTGCACCGCTGTTTGAGGCCGGATTAATCTGGGCTCCTGACGAGCATTTTGCAGAAGAAATGATCGAAGAATGCGCGTCATTTCCACATGGCGATCATGATGACTTAGTTGACAGTATGACTATGGCTATCATGCGATTCAGGCAGGGAGGCTTCCTACCCCATCCAGAAGATTACGAGGATATTAAAACAGAACCTAGGAAGATGGAGTACTATTAATGTCAAAATTTAAAGCAGCAAAAGAAGCAGGAAAACTATTTGAGTATTACTTTGACCGATTATTAAGAGGTTTTAGAAAAGATCAAGGTCGTGAACCTGAAAATCTTGAAATGATTTTAATTAGACAAGAAGCTGGTAACAAAGCAAAAGAAGCTGACAAAGTTGTAGAAGTACAGTTTGGTAAACCTTTTGGTGAAGAGGTTAATAAATTAATTGAAAGTGGTGACGTTAAAATAGGTGAAGTTACTAAAAAAAATGACAACGTTCTTAGAAGAGAAATGTTTCAAAATTCTAATTTAAACAAACCTACCATTGAAGGACAAATGGAAAAAATTACTGGAGCTTCTAATAGAATAGATGAGATTATGAAAGAACAGGCTGACATGTACAGACCTAAAACGGATGAAGAAATAGCAACAAAGTTTGAAAAACAAAACAAAGAGGCTGCTGAAAGACTTAGAAAAAAAATGAAGGACGAACCAGAAGATAAAGCTGATGGTGGTCGTATGGGTTTTGCAGGTGGTAAAATTGTTCTAGGTAAAAAAATTTTAAATCTTTTAAAAAACAATAAAAAAATTCAAGAAGCTGTAGATAACATTTTTGGTACGGGTGATTATAAAATGGATGCAGAGATGGCAGCTGAGTCTTTAGTAGAATTAAACCCTACAACTTTTGGTAATAAATTATATGAAGACCTAGATGATGCAACAAGAATGGAAATTTATGGAGCTGTGCTTAGACCTATTACTACAAACATGGCTAAAATGAGAGAATTAAAAAAAGCTAGTAGACCAGAAAAAACTTTAGCTGCTATGAAAGAAGGTAAAGGTATTGATATGTCTAACCCAGAAATTGCAGATGAGTTTACAAGATTTATGAAAGAAACAAGTCCGGACGATTATAAAAAATTAGAACAAACTGTTGAGCTTGCTAACTTTGATCCTAAAAAAGTTAAAGGTAATGCAGAAGGTGGTCGTATTGGATACTACACAGGTGGTATTACAGATATTGAACCTGATTTATCTGACATCGGTCATGGCTCAGATTCATTGATGGCTAGAACAAGATTAGTTTCACCCGATGGTCAGGCAACAACATCAACAGGATTAAATTATTTGCTTGCAGAAGACAATGACAACATAAGAGTTCCGTTTGCAAAAGGTAAAATTGCAAAAGAAGTTTTAGACAAAGGTCGTAGAGGATTTATGAAAGCTGCAGGTGCAACTGGTGCGGGTATCGCTGCACTTAAAACAGGGTTGTTAGGTTTTGGAGAAAAGGCTGCTCCGGTTGTAGAAAAAGTAGCAGAGACAGTTTCTGAAACTGCAAAAGGTGTACCACCATACTTTTTTAAATTAGTAGATAAAATTAAATCTTTTGGTGAAGATGTAACAGAAAAAGCTGCTACATTAGATAGACAAAAAGTTACAAAATATAAAGATTTTGAATTAACGGAAGATGTTGCAACAGGCGAGATGACAATTCAAAGAATGAAAGTTCTTGATGATGGTTCAGAAGCTTACTATGGCAAACCTTTAACGGAAGAAACTTACATGAATTATAAACCTGGAAAAGGTCAAGCTGATGAATCAACAAAAGGAATTCCTCCAGATGAGTATGAACAGGGTACAGCGTATATAAGAAGTGATAGAGAATATGCGGGAGAGGTTGTAGATGAGTCATTTGAAATTTCTGATGACGTATTAGAAGAAGTCGGAGAAACTATAACTAAAAAAGCAGACGGCGGTCGTATTGGTTTTAATAAAGGTAAACTTGTAGTAGAGGGAGGACGTAAGTTTTTAGAAAAAGTATTTGGTAAAGAAAGATTTCAAAACATGATTGAAAACGATCCTAGAATGGAACAAGGAATGTTAGAAGTTGTAGACATGTTTAGAAAAAAAGACAAAGAAGGTTTAAAAATGTATTTACAAAAATTTATGCCTCACATGGATGATGCAGAAATAGAAGATTTTATAGTAGGTAGTGATGGCACTGAAGGTATTACTGGACAACTAATTAGACTTGGTAGTGGTAGAGAATATGAAAGTCTTATAGACATGAAAAAACAAGCTGATCAAATAAGAAAATTAGACGACTTTGACGTTGAAGGTGTAAGTAAAAATGCTGAAGGCGGACGTATTGGTTTATTTATGGGTGGTGGACTAAAAGCAGGAAAAGGTTTGCTTAGAGCTATGTTAAACTTTATGGCTGAGAAAGCTACACACGGTAAAAAAGGTTCCGAAATTTTACAAATAGTAAACCCTAAACAACTTGATCCATTTTTAAACGATCCTAGAACTATGGGTAAAGTTAGTCCAGAAGCACCAGCAGGTATTCCTGAAATAATTAATGCTAAGAAAAAAGAAATAACAGAAGATAGAGCTAGCATGGTTGGAGATATTATTGGTAGTGCAAGAAAATTTAAAAAAGTTGATGACGATATAATTAATTATAAAAAATCAATAATTAATGACATGGTAGGTAGAGGTATTGATAAAGAAACAGCTGCAGAGATGGCTGAGAACTTAGCAAAAATGGTTGAAACAGGTGCTGGTAAAAAAACTAGTCCTAACATTACAGAACAAGGTTTATTAGAACTAGAAAACATACAAAAGAATTTACTAACTAAAGATCGTAAGTTACAGGCTCAAGGCGGTCTTACAACTATGTTAGGAGAATAATGAAATTAAAAGACTATTCACAAATGATCGGTTACCTGACCCGTGATAAAACGACTGACGTTCCAGGGTCCATGGCCCATGGATTACGAACCGGGTTTTATGATGGTGGAAGAGCTGGGTTTTACAAAGGCATGTCTGCTAACAAAGCGCCACAAAAAATTACAAAAACAGATATTAAATCTTTTCAACCAAATAAAAGAGGATATGTAGATTCTAAAACAATACGGGAATTAGATCCAAATTATTTAGGAGAATTTGAAGGAGGAGACTTAGAAAACCCTAAGAAAATTTATCAAAGTGGAACACCAGGTAGTATTCTTGATGATGCAATAGAAATTAGAAATATTATTCTAAAAAATAAAGGAAACATATTTGGTCCAGAAGAACTTGGAGAAATGGCTGAAATTTTTGGACAAGGTTCAAGACAAGGTAAAAAAGGTAATAGACCTGATATTAGAAGAGTAAATGCAGCACTAGCAGTTGCTAAAGATAATTTTCCAGAAATAGCAAATTTTAAATTTGTTACGGATAGATATAAAATAGATGGAAGTCAAAGAAAACAATTAAACATGATTGTTGATACAATTAAAAATTATCAAAATTCAGTAGGCGAAGAAAAGTTAGCTAATTTTTTACCTGAAAATATGGGAATGTTTTATAAAAGTTTAAGAAAAGCTAATCCTGGAAGAGGTGTGTATATGAAAATGTATAACTTTGACCCTGAACAAATTAAATATATTAGTGATAGAATTACAGATGAAACTGGACAAAAATTTACGTCTAAAGATTATAAAAATTTAGTAAAAGAAGTTAAAGACTTTAGAGGAAGTATAGGAAGTGATGCTCGTCAAGCAACTAGATTAAAAGGAATGCATAATAAAATAGTTGAATTAGCTGACGATAATATTATTCAAAATTTATTAACAGGTGAGTTAGATAGACCTACTCAAACTAAACTTTTAGAGAGAGCAACAGATATTGTTGGTGGTGATGCTTCTATAGCAAGTAGAAGATTGTTTCAAATGGCAGAAGCAATGTCAGATACATCAAACGCTTATAAAAATTTAGGAATTGAAATTAATAATAACAAAGCAAATAAAGTTATTTCTACTGGAAGAGATATAGGTGGTGTTAATAATAGATATGGAATGTCTAGTGTGTTGTATGACTACTATGGAAATGTTGTTGACAAGGCATTAGGAGCAACAGAAGGAAAAACATTTATAGGTAAATATCAACAACAAATAAGAAATCTTTTAGATAAAGGTCAATCTCCTGATGAAATATTTAGTTTAACAGCTTCTGCAAGAAGAGGCTTATCTCCTTATGCAATATTTACACAAGATTTAAACACACAAGTTAATAGTGCTATTAAAGGAGCTTATATTGATAGTGCTCTTTCAACAACTCATGAAAAACTTCAAAACATTTTTAAAGGTAGAAAATATAATCAATTAAATGCAAAAGATAAAAAAGCAGTAAATGATTTAGTTGAAACATTTGAAAAAACAAAAATAAATGCATTAAATCAACCTACTAATCCAACTGCTGTAAAAAATGGAGCTAAACCAATTTATCTAACTGCAGCTGAAAAGAAAAATATACAATTACCAGAATTTGATCTTAAAAACGCACCATCTAAATCTATATCAGATTACAAAAACTTTGATAAAAATTTACAAAGTGCTTTTGATAAATCTTATGACAACGTTGGTTATAGTATGAAAGTTCCAAAAGAATATTTAACACAAAAACAAATGATAACAAATTTAACACAAGGTGCTTCTATGTTTGGTAAAAAAGGAAACATAGCAGCTGGTATTGTAGCTGGTGTTTTAGGATACAAAGGTGAAGACATTTTAAAAAGCACTGGATTAATGGACAAAGAATATGAGCTAACTGCATCAGCAGGTGATGCACCACTTGTAGAAAAAGGATTAAGCACAGGAGAAAAAGTTGCAGCCGGAACAGCAGCAGCCGGAACTATTGGAACTAAGACAGGAAGAAAAATTTTAGGTAAAGGTTTAAATTTAGCTTTAGGACCAACTGGTATGGTTGGATTAAACGTTGCATTAGGAACTGATCCAAAAGAATCTTTAGACAGAGTTGGTTTAGGTTTGGAAGCTGCATTTGCACCATCACTAGTAAAAGGTGTAACAGATGTATCTAGTAAAATTAAAAACCCACTACTTAGAAAAGGAATAGAAACATTAGCAGGAGTTAGAATACCTGGAGTAATGAATCCTGCAAACGCATTAAAAATTGCAAGAGTTGCATCACCACTTGGTATTGCAACATTAGGTGGTGAAGCTTTATATAACTATGGTAAGTTTGCAAAAAATGAAATAGACAGAGTTAGAGCAATGCCTGAAGATGAAAGACGGGCTTATAATGAATCTTTAATGGATGAAGGGAGTATGTTTGAATATGAGTAAAAATAGAAAACCACAAAAGAAAAATCCAACACTAGCAGCACAGAATCCTGGTTATAAATGGTGGGCAGTACCACCTAAAAAAGGACCGCTATCACAAGGGTTGAAATTACCACCAAAACAAGTTAAGAAAGTCTAGGAGAAAATATATGGCAGATATAGATAAAGCTCTCCCTAATGAACGACCTGAAGACGAAGTTGCAGAAGAGGTTAACATTGAGGAGATTGAAGAAACACCTAAAGGCGCAGTAGAAATTTTAGAAGACGAAGAAGGAGCTACAATTGATTTTGATCCTTCACAAGTTAACATACCAGAAGATGGTGGTGATCACTTTGCAAACTTAAACGAATTACTTCCAGAAGACGACACAGATGAAATAGGTAATCAATTACAAAACGATTACATGGAATACAAAACTTCTCGTAAAGAATGGGAACGAGCATACATTGAAGGATTAGATCTTTTAGGTTTTAAATACAATAACAGAACAGAACCTTTTCAAGGAGCAAGTGGTGCAACACACCCAGTTCTTGCAGAAGCTGTCACTCAGTTTCAAGCACTAGCTTACAAAGAATTATTGCCTGCAGATGGACCCGTTAGAACAATGGTGATGGGTAAAACAGATCCACAAAAAGAAATGCAAGCACAAAGAGTTAAAAATTTTATGAACTATCAAATCATGGATCAGATGAAAGAATATGAATCTGATTTTGATCAAATGTTATTTTACCTACCACTATCAGGTTCAACATTTAAAAAAGTTTATTATGACGATTTATTGGAGCGAGCTGTTTCTAAGTTTGTTCCAGCGGATGACCTTGTTGTTCCGTACACGG